CTCCTTTCAACGAGGGGAAGATGTTCCCTTTGTATCTGTAGCGCAATTGAAAGATGAACCTCGTCCTATTGAGAAATGTTTGAATGGATCAACACGTGTGTTTTATATGAGCTCTTTAGAACATTTGATTTTGATGCGAATGTTTCTTTCACCTTTGTTTTCTACAATGGTTGAATTTGGCGAAGCTTTTGGAGCAGCAGTCGGTATTAATATGTCTATGGAAGCTGACTCTTTTCTTAAAAGACTTTTGGCTTTTGCTTCAAAATTTATTGAATTGGATTATCGTAAGTTCGATTTAACATCTTCAATAGATGTTAAGAGATTGTGTATAACCATAATTTTGGCCATATTAAAGCATTTTGGTTATAATGAATATGAACTTAAAATGTCGTACTTCCTTTTGTGTGGTTGTACTTTCCCTATTATTGCTATGTTATGTGAGTTCCTTATTAAAGGAGGCATTACTTTATCAGGATGGTATGCTACAGCGGAAAAGAATTCCATGGATGGCGTAATTCAGCTAATGTGTGCATGGTATGACACCCCCGAATTGGAGGAGAAAAACTTCTTTGAGTTTTGCATGCCTGTTGTTTATGGAGATGATGTAATCATGGGCGTTAAAGATGAAGTTATAGATTTATTTAACAATTTAACATACACTGAAAAGTGTTGGAAGTTGTTTAGGATGACTTGTACCAGCGCGAGGAAAGATGGTAAGATGGAAAAATATTTAAATTGGAAAGAAATTTCTTTCCTTAAAAGAATGTTCGTTAAGAGTAAAATAGTAGATAAAGTAGTTGCTCCGCTAGATATTAATTCTTTAGTTAAGACACTAATGTGGACGATTCCGTCCAGTGTCATAAGCGATTATGAGCAATCAGTTTCCTCTATGACATCTGTATTGTGGGAACTTATGTTTCATGTAGAATCAAAGGATCATTTCAATGTTTTTAGATCTACTTTTAATGATTGGCTGTCAAACTATTTTAGCGAGACGTGTAATCAATTACCAACATTTGATTCTATTTTTAAAGTTTTATTTCCAGAGTTTGAAAATTCATTCGAGACTAAAGAACAAGAACCACAAAGCTATATGAGTGAGCTTTTGTTGAGTGATGTTGCTGTTAGTGAATGTGGGAAAAAGGTGGTTTGCCTGCAAAGAAACCCCAAATACTCACTGTTGTCTGATAGCCGAACCCTATCAGACTCCTATTGTCTGTTCGCCAATCCACGTTGTCAAATGTTAATTACCATGTTGGAAGTTTATAAGAA